CAGCATCGCGCAGTTCAACAGTGACTGCGAAGACTTGGCGCACAGTGCACGGAGTGACGGCCGCTTGTGGCGGAAGTTCTGGGCATTGAAGGACATCTTCCACGAAGTGAAGTATGCCTACGCGATTACAGCCCACCGTGCACAAGGCAGTACCTACGGGAATGTCTTCCTGGACAGTGGCGACATTCTGTTAAACCGGAACCGCCGGGAATCCCTCCAATGCCTCTACGTGGGGGCATCGCGGCCTACAACCCGGTTGTATATCGCATAGGGGACCGTATGTTGTGCCAATTGAAACTACTCACCTATGCCTATTGGCGTGATCCAGGTACTATGTACATATCAGCCTGGATTCGTCTAGGTCGATGGGGGCAGGGTTTGTATGTCCTAAGCAAACCTCCTATGTTCAGTGAGCGAAATGGCTACATGAAACCCTTTCTGACTGTCGCTCGTTACCGAATCTTCTACCTGAAGCGCCTGAAACCAGGATAACAATACTACTGTATTGCAACCATTATTGAGGCATATTACAATCTAGTAATGGGCCTCAATAACCCATACCATCAACCAACAACCCTGAAAGACCCTATGCAATCGTCCCTGCCACTGATCCTCGATCCACACCTGGAAGCAAACCTCCAGCAAGGTGTCACCCCACATGATGCCATGGCCATGAATCGCCTCTGCGCTGTCATCCACTACCACAACGTCCAGGCAGGTTGGTGGTCCAACATCATCACAGGGGAGCGGAAGGACCGCAATGTCCCTGAAATGCTGTGCCTCATCCACTCGGAAGTCAGCGAGGCAATGGAAGGCTTCCGCAAGGATCTGATGGATGACAAGTTGCCGCATCGGAAGATGTTGGAAGTGGAACTGGCAGATGCCGTCATCCGCATTCTGGACTTGGCAGGTGGCGCAGGATTCGACTTGGGCACGGCGTTGCTGGAGAAGTGGCAGTATAACCAGCAGCGAGCGGATCACCAAGTGGCCAATCGACTGGCAGTCAACGGCAAATCGTTCTAAGGAGTGCAGCATGTCTGAAGTCATCCAATCCCAAATCCAAACCTGGCGACAAAAAAGCAGGGATGGCACCATCACCCCAGAGGAAATGCGTGAAGCAATCGCCGCCATCCGCAAAGAACGTGTCGGAGCAAGTCAAGCTTCCGCTGGTGCCAAAACCGCCCGTGCAACCAAGGCCGCGAAAGCTGCCCCAATCGACAGCGAAGCGCTTCTCAATTCACTCATGTGACGGACTGCCCACAATGGGTGAAGAGTTTGAACAATTTTTGAAGGACCACGACAATGGACATCAAAGTCAAAACCGAAACCATCACCAACACCACGGTGACGCTGGAAATGAATGAAAAGCAGGCACTGTGGTTGAAGGATTTCAGCCAAATTCCCAGCACTGACGAGACGTTGGAAGCTGGCCAGTACCGTTCGCAGCTGTTCAATGCGCTGTATGCTGCACTGAGCAAGTAACTTCCACAACTACCCACAACAAGTTATAGAGAAAACCATGCCCACAGTCAACACACCACAGCTGCGACCTATGTTTCCCCACACTGTGGATAGCACAATTCTAGGCGCCTTTCGAGGCTGCCCACAGAAGATGCTTCGCCAGTATGTGGAACACTGGAAACCCAAAGCACAATCTGTCCACCTTGTCGCTGGCGGAGCCTTTGCTAGTGGCATCGAAGCTGCCCGCAAGGCTTTCTATGTGGAAGGTAAGTCAAGTGAAGATGCGGAAGGCTGTGGGCTTGAGGCACTCATTCGACACTATGGAGATTTTGAGTGCCCCGCTGAATCGGCCAAATCACTAGAACGGATGTGCGGGGCGCTGGAGTTTTATTTCGAGCGTTACCCCCTGGGTGCAGATGGTGCTGAGCCGATTACCTTGGCTGGTGGTCGTAAAGGCATTGAATTCAGCTTTGCTGAGCCCCTCGATATCCTGCACCCTGTCACAGGTAACCCTATCCTCTACACTGGCCGTAGTGATATGATTGCCTATCGCGCAGGCGGCATTTATATCTACGATGAAAAGACAACTTCTAGTCTAGGATCGTCATGGCCCAAGCAGTGGGAAATGAGATCACAATTTACGGGGTACCACTTCGCTGCCCGTAAGCAAGGAATCAAAGTCGCTGGTAGTCTGGTGCGAGGCATTAGCATCCTCAAGACTAAGTACGATACGTTAGAAACGCCTACGTATCGCACTGACTATGAAATCGATCGTTGGCATGCCCAAGTCCTGCGTGATCTCAAGCGCATGATTGGCATGTGGGAGGAAGGTTACTGGGACTACAATCTCGAAAACGCTTGTAACGATTATGGTGGGTGCACTTTCACCAAAATCTGCAAGGCAAGTGACCCCGATTCGTACTTGCCAGTGTACTTTGAGAAGCGTGTATGGGATCCTTTGGCCAGACGTGGCAACATGTCCCATTGCGGGGAGGCCCTTCAGCTTCCTTACCCGCGGATGTTCGCAGCATCAGAAAATTAACGGGGACGGGAGTTTATGGCTGGGATTCGACCCAGACTTTACGGGAAGCTTTCCTGAAGAGGTACTGCGAAGGGAGTTCGCTTATCACCTTGCCTCCTGGGAGCAGTTCCAATGATTATCTACGTATACCTAATCTGCTTTGGAATTATGGCGCTTGGTTGGTCGATAAGCACGGCCTGCGAACTCGTTATAATGTACGTAAACTGGCGGGACCACCAACTCCTAAAGGCAGCCAAACAACGGACGCAAGCAGCACTTGACCGACAAAACTTTTACGAGCAATACAGGGCCGATCCTCTGTGTTACACTCACGTGTGTCTAGTGATTTTACCACAACCTGAAAGAGAAGAATGACTGAAACAGCAATCCTAACCCCAGTAGCCGCAGCTATCCGCAGTGCCCTCCCCGGCGTCAACGTGATGCTTATGGGACCTGCGGGCACCGGCAAAACTCACGCACTCGGAACAGCAGTTGAAGCTGGTCTCGAAGTGTTCTACGTCGGGCTGGAACCTGGTCTGGAATCCCTCCTCGGTTACTTCACCGATCGTGGTAAACCAGTACCGGAGAACCTTCATTGGCACATCATCGAGGCACCAAAGATGGGGTTCGCGGAACTCATCACCAGCGCCAAGAAGGTCAACACCATGTCACTGGATACGCTGGCGAAAGGAATTGACACCAATCGGTCGAAGTATAACACCTTTGAATTGTTCCTGGAATGTCTCAATAACTTCCAAGACCAACGAACGGGGAAGTCCTACGGCTGCGCTGACGAATGGGGCACCGGCAGATTGTTGGCAGTTGACGGTATGGCAGGCCTGGCCCGTGCAGCGATGACCCTCGTTATTGGGGGGAAGCCGGTGACGAATCAGTCTGATTTCGGCATTGCACAGAAGCAAGTCTCAACGATCATCCACATGATTACCAATCAGTTGCGCTGCCACTTCGTGATGCTGGCACATGTGGAAAGGGAAGTCGACCAGGTGCTTGGTGGTGTGAAAATTACGCTGAAGAGCATCGGGAAGGCGCTTGGACCGGACCTGATTCCGATGTTTTCGGACGTGATCCTTACTGTGCGCGAAGGCGATAAATTCAGTTGGGATACTGGCAGTGGTCTGGCAGATGTGAAGACGCGGAACTTGCCCATCAAGACAGGCCTGCCACCGGATTTTGGCCAGATCATCAGCAAGTGGAAGTCGCGCGGTGGTGTGCTGGAAGTGGATGCAGTGGGAGAAGTGAAATGAACGGAGAACTACTAGCCCATCTGAAAGAAGCTGAAGTCTTCTCCCATCATGTGCTGAACTGTCCAAACGAGCTGACCATACAGCAACTTCAGCGAGAGCGCACAGCAGGTGCCAAGATGCTGCGCGACTTGTCCCGACTCCTCACGGAGCAGGAAGCGCAGAGATCGCGTGACAACACACCAGAGGAAGTGGCGCAAGCCCAGCAATTCGCTTGGTCAAATCCTCGTGAAGGGATGAAACTGCGTACTGAAAACGAGGTGTACAGCAAGGTGGAAATGGCCTGCCCAGCGAAGCAGGCGACTGACGTGAAGCGGAAAGACAACTTCGACGAGTGGCACAAGCGTATGCGTGGCATGAGCTTCAATGACACCTACGCAGGAACTTCTCCCATCGATGGTGTCTGGGCAAAGACTCGTATGCTGACATACTACATTGAATACCTTCACGATTTGCCTACTTCAAACATCTAACCCATTATCGAGGCATA